TTTTGTTACTTTGTGTTTCTACTGCTTTGTACATTCGTTCTACATTACCTCTAACAAAATCAGGGTTGCAGTTACATAATTGTTGGTATCCTATAGCTTCGACAACCTTCTTCATCGTTGGATTGTGACGTTCTAGGTGCTCCATAGCCTCTTTGTGTTGATACCGTCCAAACTTGCGTATCGTGTCGTTCATTAGCTTATAAGCGTCCACTATGTTGACCTTCGGGTTTGTTATATCGTCGCACGCTTTTCGTATGTCTCTTACTGCTACAAACCTTGATTCATGATTGCGGTACATTGCTTTAACTGCTTGTTGACATAGCATATAGTCAAGGTCTTTTAATTCTTCAAACCATAAATCTAGTGCCATTGCTGTTTTTGCCTTTGTCTCAAAATTTGATTCTATTGCAGCCATTATGTTTAAAAATTCATTCTTTATCATTATGCTATACCATGCCTCTCTGCATATTCTTGCAATGCCGTCATACCTTGTGTTTGTTTGATAGGTTTCACTTGATTCATTCTCATTGTCAATTGATCATATTTTTCCCTTAGCTTCTTGGTGCTTAATATATTGTTTTGCCAAAACGTATCTGATTGACAATAATCAATTACTTGTCCAATCTCTTTTAAATCTCTTTTATCAATCCTTAGCATATAGTCAATATGTGTAGACCATGTTTGCATGTTGGGTTGTTTAAAGTTTTCATTTCTTGATAATATCTTTTGATACAGATAATCTGCTACCTTGTATTCGTAAGAATCAAGTAAGTATTTATCTTTTATTTCTTTATTATCTTTCTTTCCTTCTTCTTTAGGTGTTGGGTCTTTGTTGGGTCTTTGTTGGGTCTTTGTTGGTTGCTTTGTTGGGTTGTCTTCGTCTGATTGATATAAGCCCCAGTTTACAATGGTTACAAGCCTTCCTTCCTTTGTTGACTTGTTAGTTAGAAAACCAAGTTTTTCAAATCTTTTTAAACTACTTCTAACATTCTGTATTGAAATACCTTTGCCACTATCAACTCTTATTGATTCTAAACTAGTTACAAATTGACCTTCTTTTGTAGAGAATTTCTCACCTTTCCATTCCCACTCATTCGGCTTGAACCATGCCATTGCTAAAAGCGTCATTAACACACTTTTTTGTTCTGGTGTAGATTTCAACCAAATAGGTTTGGTAAATAATTCCCTATATAATTTTAAATATCCTATCGGTTGTAGCATCAAGTCACCTCGTTATTCTTCAAATGGCAGTTTGGCTACACCATTTCTTAATACTGATAAAATTTCATTGTTTCTCGATCTTAAATTTTCATCAGCTCGCTTCTTTAATTCTTCCAGTAATTCAACTGGAATATTTCTAACTAATACATCTTGTGTCGATTCCATTTTTGCACCACCTTTCATATACTATTATATCCTATTGTGATATCATTGTCAACGCATTTGCCGAAGAAAAAGGCTTTCGCCCCTTAATCTTCTGGTTCAAAATATATATTAAATAAATCTTTCAACTCACAAGCAACGCTATAGCTACATATATAAGATTCATCGCTATTTGTGAATATTGCAGTTGTTCCGTCACCACGTTCAATTATTCCTGTTATGCTTTCTATTTTAACATGGCATACCTCATTTTCATTTCTGCCTACAGTTGATTGATTCTTAAAGCTTACCCAATTTAGATTAGGTGATATGTATACGGTTTTCATTATCATTCTCCTCGCCTATCGGCTGTTTGCTAGTTGATTGATAGTTATCTCTACTCTCGGATTTACCTTGTCATAATGGACACGTGAGCCATCGTGAGCGCATACTATAGAGCTGTTATCATCTTCTAGTACTTCGTAATGTACAAGTATATCCATGGTTG